GCCTGTTTGCATCGTCCCCGTGTGGCATGGATAAGCGAGATTTTTGCCCCGTGGCGGATAAAATGGTTTGTTTCCACCGCGTCAGCCTGGTCGTGGAATCCGTTAGCGCGTAACGCCATTCCGTGCAGTTGATATCCGAGATAGCCGGCGTATTTCCTGCGGACGTTCCACGCGCTGGATCCGCCGTCCTGCGCCATCATTGCCGTTGTAATGGCTAGTGCTTCCTTGTCGCGTCCAAGTCCGATGTAGCACAAGCAAAGCTCACCGTATGCTTCCTTGCGCGAGGGATCAACGGACAACGCTTGCAGGTTCATTTGCAAGCGGATATCCACGTTGTCGGCCATTTGTCCGGCGGCAATGAAAAGCTCGTATTTTTCAGCCGTGCCAATGTCCTGATCGTTGCTTTTCAACAGTTCACAAACGACGTTAGCCGCTTCGTTAATTCTGCCGACAGCGCGGAGTGATTGGAATAAATGGAATCGTTGCGATACCGTGGGGTGCTCAATGCTTTCGATGATGCGGAGATTTCGCTTGTCGTTGCGTTCGCGTGTGCCTTCTGGCCGGTGCAAGATTACTGCGCCATTGACGGTTGCTAGCTTCGGTTCATTGTAAAATTGCAAATACTCATGGATCGGCGATGTCCATACGGCACGACCTTTGCGGATGATCCTTTCTCGATTGACGGTTAGTTGATCCTCCGGCACATGGTAAGCGAACTGTATGCCGTCGAAGTCCTCCGGCAGCAGGTCGATAGTTTCACGAATGCGTTTGATGGACTCAAGATCGATCACGTCGTCCGTATCGGCCCACATAATCAAGTCATGCGATGCCGCGTTAAATGCCAATTGTCGCGCTGCGGCAAAGTCGTCTACGTGTGGCCATTCCGCGTGTTCATCCTCATTGCAATAACCAGGTGCAATTTTTGCACCTAGTGATTCCGCAATTTCTACGGTTTTATCAGGCGTTTGATTGCCGATAGCACGGACAATCACAATCTCATCAGCCAACGGCTTGAAGGATTCAATAAAACGGGCAATGTAGTTCTCCACATTGCCCACAATGACGCATAAACTTAGTTTTTCATTTTTCATTTTTCGATTTTCTAAAGATTACGGGAGCCGCTATTCCTAACGGCTCCCGACACTATGAACACAAACAAGAAATCAGGTTGTTGGAGTCGTGAACACTTTAAGAGCGTTTGTGACTGCGACAGAATAGCCGTAAAGCATGTGCATGTTGGCAAAGTAAGTGCCGGATGCGCGTGAATAGTGACGGGTGTAGAGAGCAGTCAATCCGCTTTCTGGATCGGTCATTTCTTCGATTGCTTCAAAATCAGCGTTCGGCAAATATTGACCTAGTGCGCGGGAAGCAAATGCAATACCGTCTTGACCGCAGGCAAAGCCAACAATCGAAGCGGAGTTTGCGGGAATGATGTCCGATGCGTAGACGTTCATTCCAAACAGTCGGCCAAGGTCGCCTTCCTTGATTGCGGAAGCGTCGCCCCGGTTGAAATAATTCACTAGGTTCGTGTCACCAAGCAATGCGCCTTCGATAACCATGTTACCGACAAACGAGTATTCGCCACGAGCGCCAGCTTGTTTCAGAACTTTACGTGCTTCGATCAACTGCGACTTGGTATAGTTAGCCGATGCGGTTGTGATGATAGCGCTGCCGAAATTGGAAGTTGTCAGCAAACTCCAGATGTCAGCAAGAACAGTTGTTCCCATCGACTTGCCGAGTTGATAAGCCCACTTGTCCCACCGTCCTGCGTTGCTAGATTCGGCCAGTTGTTGATGCGTTAGGCTGATCGGGGTGATCTTGCGCTTGTCGAGCGTTACGGTGATCGCGGAAAGCAATCCTCCGGTTTGCTCCATGACAGTCGTAGACTGAGTGAAAGTAGTCGTCGTTGCGTTGCCGAAAAGAGGAACAACAACGGCTGAACCTTGCGTGTTTACGTCCGAGCTAATGTCAGTCGCAAATGCACGGATAGGAGTAAGAATTTCGACAAGTTGCTGGAAAGCGGTTTGTGCGAAAATGGTGTCATTGAATACGGTAGCCATAATGATTAATTAGTTGATTGTTGAAAATTTATTTGTTGCGTTGAGCTTTGATCTCCTTTTTGTGCTTGTTAAAATACGCCGTGCGTTCAGCAGGAGAAAGGTTTTTCATGTGTTCAAGGTGATCGACTGGTTGCGATCCGTTCTCGATGTCAAGAGGTTTGGTGATGCCAGCGGTTGCGGCAAGTGCCACGGCCTGCGCTGGAACGGACGTTTCCAATTCTGTCACCTTGGCTTTAAGCGTTTCAATTTCGCTATTTGCGAATTTTACAGCGTCAAGCGAAGTAGCAAGCGAGTTTTGAGCAGTGGTCAAATCCTGTTTGACAGTTGCAAGTTCAGTGATTGCGTTCCGCGCTTCAAGCAATTCAGCTTGATACGTGCCAAGCTCAGTTTCGTGAGTGGCAATTACATTTTCAAGTGCGGCGATTTTATCAATCGACTCTTGCGCGGATGGATTCGTGAGGCGGTCAAGCAAGCTCATGGATGAAACTCTAACAAAATTTGTTAGATTGTCAAGAATCCTGTTTGCAAACCCTAACGATACGCATTTTTCGGCGTTCATCCATGTTTCGTCCTTCATCATTTCGCGCATTTCATCGACTGGCTTACCTGTGCGCGCTGCGTAAATTGCCGCAATTTCTGAACTAAGTTCTTCGCACATGTTTGCCGCTTTGGATAGCTCTTTAGCATTTCCAAAAAGACCCATGCTGACGTCGTGAATCATCATCCGGCCAGTTGGTAGCATGATGATTTCATTGCAAGCCATGCACATAACGCTTGCCATTGACGCGGCGAGGCTAACAGTGGCCGTGACGTAAACGCCTTTTGCTCGGAGTTGCATGATCTTTGAATGGATCAGGTAGCCGTCAAATACGTTTCCGCCGGGGGAATGCACATCGATGTTCAACGTATCGACCGGTGTATCCATGCTGTTTGTGAATCGACCTTCCGCGTCAACAATGTTGAAAGCGTAATCAATTTCGCTCATCAGTTGCCGACGTGAATATTCGTCAATCTGATCGTCCAGCGTAAGTGATGCGGCCTTGTTTTTAATCGTTAGGAATTTCATTGGTGTTGTTGGTTTGAGTTTCCTCTTGTTTGCTTTCCTTCACTTCGTTTGGCGTAAGCATTGCCATTTCACGATCTTCAATTTCAACTTCATAGCCGGATTGTTTTGATACCTCCTCCGCTACTTGTGCAGCAATTACTTTCCGCATCGCTACGCTGTGGGCGCGGCGAGTGTAAAATTCTTCCTCGGTCATGCCGTAACGCGCTTCGGTAATGTCTGCCGTGTTGCGCAATCCGACGCGCCATTCTTCAACTTCCATGCCGCTTTCCCGTCCGTCGTCCACCGATAAACGTGCCGGCGTGGAAAATGCCCATGCAAACGGATGGTCTAACAATGGCACGCGGCCGACAGATTGGAAGCAGGAATACGCCCACGAAAATGCGTTCAACGCGGCACGTTTTAGCAGTCGTTGACGCTGTGAAATAAATCGACGGCACTTGACGATTTCAGCCCGTGCATCGGTTCCTTGTCCCGATCCTTTCCAGATTTGATAACTCCACACGGGAATCAAGCTCATGCGAATCATTCTATCTTGAAATGATTCCCAAATCTCCCCCGGCGTGTCGTGCTTCAATTGCTCGATCTTGTCCCCGCTGCCGGATTGCATGTATACGATGCCTGGCGCCGGATTGTTCAAAACGAATCCGCCATCCACGCCGTTTCCATTTTGTGCGCCGTTTTGATTTCCATACATGACAGACGGATCATCGAAGTCTGGCCCTCCGGTGTCGTTAAAAACAGTTAGGTGCAGGCGTGACACGATTTGTTGCCGAATGCGTTCGTCCTCGGTGCTGGCAAGCGTAGCGGTGATGTCTAACAATGCGTGAGAAAATGCAGGAACTCCGCGGGACTGGTCGCAAAAATCCGGGTCGTAAATGTGGATGACATTGGCCGCGTCAACGTCGTAAAACGTATCCATGTTTTCGCCAGTCAGGATTCGATACGCCGCTGGTTTGCCGTTGTAAAATTGAATTACCCCGTCGTTGATCTTAAAGCCCTTGTATTTTCCTTCGCTTACTGTCTTGTAATCTCCGCAGTTCCCGACGCGATGAGCCGGGACAATCTGCAATTTTGGAAATCCATCGGCGGATTTTACCTTGACCCAAAAAATGTCCCCGTCGCGGTCTAGCGCAATGCTGGAAAGTTCTAGCAGTTTGTGCCAATCAAACACACCGCCTCGCTCGGTGCAGTTTGGAAACCATGCTTTTCGCATGAATGTGGCAATCGACTTGCCGTCCGCAAAGTCCGATTCGCCGACGTAAGCAGGCAAGAACGCATCGCCGACGCTGTAATCCGCCTTTTGATCGACCGCCCCCTTGATAACTCCAACGTTGCTGTATAGCCGCGATGACAAGCTCCGCAAGCGTTTGTTGTCCAATGGACTGACTAGCTTGTCGAAATCATCCGTTTTAATCGGATAAACGACTCCACGTGTGCGGTTGTATTCCGCAGCGTGCATGTATCGCTGTGGCGTAAATGGTTGCCCGAACTCGTTTAGTATTGCCATAAATTAGAAAACGGTTGTATTGGTTGAACGCAATGCGCCGCCGTTGTCGTCAAATTTTACGATTAGACTAAGCAAGGCAAGCCGCTGGTTTTGCGTCATTCCCCCACCGTCTGCAACAAAGCTGTTTCCGTTGCTGTTGCCTTGGATGATTTTCATCCCGGCGTTAGGATCGGTTGCAATGGCAAGTGCAAGCGACGTGGCCTCTGCGCGGATTTGCGCCAAGGCTTTTTCATTGCTGGCCAGCAAATTATACGTTCTACGGGCCTGTGCATAAACGGACATGCCGAATATGTTAGACCCGTTTCGTTAGATTGTCAATTTCTAACAGTTAGTCGGCCATTTCTAGCTTGAGAATCCCTTTAACCGACGCGCCGACGATGCCCATAACTTCGCAGTCCCATAAGTGGTTATGCTTGTGCGCCTTAATTTTCTCCCATCGCCACCGACCAGGACTGATTTCTTTCTTTGCCTCGCTGGTCATCTGCTCTTGGTAATTCTTGGAAACGTCCTGCGGTATTCCAAACGCCCCTCCATTCATAACAGCGGCAAGCGCATCCTTGGCGCGCAGGTTGCTAAATCCGATCGTGCGGTATTGCAGTCCGTCGCTTGTCTGGCTGTATTGATAGCGCGAATAAATGCGCCACACTTTGCGCGGTCGGTTCTTTGTGCCAACGTCGAATTGATATCCTTTGTCGTTGTCGTGGCCGATTAGGATGTTCCAGTGATTGCCAATATCTTTCCCACAATGCTGGTAAACTTGCCGCACAATCTCATCAGGCCCATACCGTCCGTCGATAAAAACATCTCGATTGCCTAGCGAAAATCGTTCTTGCAGGTCGAAAAGCGTCTGCCATGTATCGACAAATCCTTCCCACAATAGCCGCGATGATACGCCTTCACCCACTTTCCACGCCCGTATTCTTACCCAAAAGCCGACTTTCTGATTGTCGATTTGCATGTCGCGCCAATGTTCGCCGTCCCATTTTTCCCCGGCGTGGTATTGGTTTTTAAAATAGACCTCCCCGTCCGTGTTCAGCGTCGGCGCGTCGTTTGGAGCTTCCCAGAATTGGCCTAGCTCTTTGTTGATAAACTGCCGCAACGGCTCTAAATTGCCGTGCTTAATCTCATTGTTTGCCATGATCCACAGCTTGACAATCTCACTCCATGTTTTTGTCCACACGGTTAAGAACGTCCAAGAATAGGTCACTCGATCCTTGAAATGCTTGTTGCCATTCCATACTGGCTTACAGATTGACCACTTCCGGCGGTTGCTATCGGTATCTTCAAACTCGGTTTTGCAGTTAGGGCAAACGAGCCGCACCGATTCGTTGATTGCCACCCAGTCGAGTTCCCCGTTTAAATCCGTGGTCTTCTCGTAGCTCATCATTCCCATCGTCACCGGCTGGTATTCGTGGCACTCAGGGCAAAGATGATGCCCGTCATGCCATTTCCCATTTCGGCAAAACTCATGCCATTCTGTTCCCTCATTGCCGCCCTGCGATTGCAACAGCATTTTCCTATTCAAGCGGTTATGATGCCGACGCAAAAACTCGCCGATCATTCCTTCCTCCCATCGCCAGTTTTCGTCCCCGAAACAATACCGCATAGACGCTTCTTGCGTGTTGGTTTCGTTCGCGCCACCCGTAAACAAGCTCATGTGCTTGAACATGACTTGATCTTTTTTCATGTCGTGCCGTCGGATTCCCGTGGGAATAAACTCTTTTGTCCACGGCGATTTCTTCAAAACTCGGAGAAAACGAGACTCCATCCATTTTCGCGTTGTCAGGTTTGTTTGTCCTAGAATCAGCGTGTCGCCGGGGTCTTGCGCGACAACGTAGCTGCCGCAAACCTCAAAAATGGTAGTCTTGCCGAATCCCGTAACTGCGACGTTGGCGATCTCCTTTACCGTGCCGTCCGTGAACGCGTCGAGGATGAAGGCGTGTGCAGGAATCGCCGTCGGGTCATACTTTGCGCCGTATTGGGATCCAGCAAGATAGACGTTGCGGCCGGCCAACTCGGACAATGACAGACGATCCGGCGGTTTAGTTGCCGTCAGGATACCCCAAAGGTATGGCGATTCATTGCGGGTCATAAGTCGATTCGCTGGAAACTTCCTTCAATATGGCATAGGCATAGTCCTCGCATCGTTTGACAGCTTCGGCGTATTCCAGACCGATTATCATCTGCGGCAATTCAGCCGGAATCTTTAAAATCATCTGTTTGAAAACGTGGCCAACTCGGAGCGCATCACGTTCGACAGATTCTTTTGTGATGTATTGGCCCATTTCGCAATGCAAGCGAAAAGCATTTTTCAATCCTGCCAGTTTTGTTGAGATCGTCCTGGCCGTCTCAAAATCAGGTGCAGCAATCAGCGCGGATTCCAGCTTGCTAATCTCTGCCGGGATTTCTTCGGCTGATATGTCGGTGATGTCTGCGGCAAAGTTTTCATCGTCATCGTTAGTCGTTTCCTTTTTTGGTTGTTGCCGGCGTTGGCGCAATTTGTGCCGAAGTCCTTCGATGTCGTCCAAGTCCCATCCGCGTGAAATCCAGTCGGTCACATGATCACGGTTGATCTTCATGCCTAGAGCTTCGGACAATTGGGCAGCAATCGCCGCCTGCGAATCAGGTTTCTTAGGTCGGCCTCTTTTCGGAGTGGTCATGTTTTTCTGTGAAAGTATTGTAACAAGTGTTGCATAAATAAATCCCGTT